TACGCCTGATTGCCCAGTTACTGCCCGACCTGCAGCGCGGCGCCATTACCCACAAGGGGCGCGATTGGGCCGCACCGCACAGCGCCTGGGCACAGGCGATAGAGCAAATGCTCAGCAAGCGTGCTGCGGGCAGCCTGCAACTGCCCATGGCGGGCCATGGCTACTTGTACGCCGTGCTGGCGGGCATGGCTGACAAGTTGGAAGGCCAGGTCGAAGCGCAGCGCGAGGCAGACGCCCGCGCCAGCGCCCAGGCCCGAGTGCACCGCAGCGATGCGCCCACCCAGGCTGGTGCGCTGCTCACGGTGCAGCAGGCGCTGGGCGCGGGCGTGCAACCCATGGCGCGCAGCAACGCCCCGGCCCCGGCCCCTGTGCCGGGCACATCCCCCACCGTGCGCGCGATGCGCGAGCACATCGCAAAAACGAAAGGCCAGCAATGACCCGCAAACCCACCCTGTGCGCGCAAAGCGCCGCCGTTGTAGCCCGCCTGGTTCGCTTTGGCCCAGCCACCCTTGATGAGCTGGCGGACGTATTCCCCCAGGAAGACCGCAGCCTGCTGCGCAAGCGCCTGTCCAACCTGTGCGACGGCAACTGGCTGGACATTGCCTTTACGGCCAATGGGGGCATGCTGTGGCTTGTGGCCCCCCGGGCGCGGGCGCGGGCTGCATTGGTCACGTTGCCCGAGCGGCAGCAAGCCGCCACCCCCAGCGCCCCGCCCGTACTGGTGCCGCCCAGGCGCATCAACGTGATGCAGGGCACCTACACGCCCCCGCCAATGACACCCGCCCGCCCTGGCGCGCTGGACTTCCAGCGCTGCGCCAGCCGTGGCTTTCGGTGCTGACCGCACACACATTCACTCAAAGGAGCCTTCCCATGGCAACCCCAAGCCCCATCCCCCCAGGCTACTGGCAAGACGCCAGCGGCAACCTCATCCCCGAGTCAAAGGTCAAGGACATCGACAAGCTGCGCCACCAGGTCGTCACCGACCTGTGCCAGATGGCCAAGCAGCATCGCGACGGCCTGGCAGAGTTCAAGGCAAAGGCCATGCAGGAAGTGGCCGCGCTGGTGGCCACCAGCATGGAACAGTACGGCGTCAAGACCGGCGGCGAGAAAGGCAACGTCACTCTCACCAGCTTCGACGGCAAGTACAAACTGGTGCGCCAGATGCAGGACCGTATCGTCTTCGGCGAGCAGCTCTTGGCCGCAAAGGCCCTCATCGACGAATGCGTGCAGGCCTGGAGCAAGGACGCAAACGACAACATCCGCGCGCTGGTGAACCACGCCTTCCAGACCGACAAGGAGGGAAAGATCAACACCGGCCGCGTGCTGGGCCTGCGCAGCCTGGACATTCAGGACGAAGCCTGGAAACAGGCCATGCAAGCCATTGCCGACAGCACGAAGACGGCAAGCACTACCCCCTACGTGCGCTTCTACGAGCGCGACGATGGAATGGGTGAATACCGGCCCATCAGCCTGGATGTGGCGGCGGTATGAGCACCGCATCGCCATCGTCGCCGCCATTGTTTCCATCCCCCTTCTCCCCCGATCCCGAAAGAACCGCTATGACCACCTCCATGCACTTCCACAACCTGCCCGAGCTGTCCGCGCCCCTGGCTGGTGGCGCCTTCGCGGGCGTTACCACCCAGCCGGACGGCACGCACGCTGCCGTCGTCCTGCTACCTGAGCGCGGCGCGAACCTCACCCGTCCCCAGGCGGCCGCCTGGGCCGAGGAACTTGGCGGCACGCTGCCCACCAAGCCTATCGCGGCCATGCTGGTGGCCAACGTCAGGCGCCTGCTGCTGCCCGAGTGGCACTGGCTGCAGGAGACCGAGGGCGCCTCCTATGCCTGGGTTTGCTACTTCTACAACGGCAACCAGCACGGCAACCGCAAGAGCTTCGAGGGCTCGGCTGTTGCCGTCCGCTGCATTCCCCTCATTCCTTGAATTCTTCAATTCTTTTTCCAGAGCAACCCATGACCACCGAAATCACCACCATCCACATTCCCGCCGCCACTATCGAGCTGCATCCAGGCGAGCGCTACGCAGGTCCCGTACTCGACGCCGAAGGCCGCATCAAGCATCACCTGGTGCTGCTTCCCGCGTGCCCCGAATCGCGCCTGAACTGGAACGACGCCAAGGCCTGGGCCGCAAGCATCAATGGCCAACTGCCAGACCGGCAAGAGCAGGCTCTGCTGTTCGCTAACTGCAAGCCGCACCTGCAGCCTGGATGGCACTGGTCTTGCCGGGAAGACGAAGAAGACGCCTCCTATGCCTGGTGTTGCCTCTTCTACGACGGCTACCAGTACTACGACCACAAGAGCTTCGAGGGCTCGGCTGTTGCCGTCCGTAGATTGAATCCTTAAATCCTTCAACCCTTTGACTTGAGCCACACCATGGCCCTGCATACCCAACTGCCCATCTATCGCACCGGCCTGGAGCTGCTCGCGCTCGCCCACCGCGTGCAAGAGCAAATGCCGCGCGGCATGAAGCGCACCGTGGGCGAGAAGATCGCCCAGCACTGCATCGACATCCTGGAGCTAATGGCCCTCGCCGCTGCAAAGCAAGGGGGTGTGCAATGACCTATCAATTCGACCCGCGCCCCGAAGGGCTGCACTACGAGCCGTTGCACCTGAGCTGTTTGACCAAGACCGTATGGTGGCTCAGGGATGGCGCGCCTCACCTGTGGTTTGACATGCGTTCGCTGGTAGAGGCCCTGGGCATGAGTTGGGCGCACAAATGGCAAGCCGCATTCCGCCTGCAAAGCCGGGCCTGGCGGCTGGAGGCGTGCTGCGACAAGCGCATGCGCGAAACCATGCTCGCTCCCGACTACATGGTGGTGCAGATCCTGCATCAGTTGCTTGCGGCCATTGGCGGCCATGCGGCAGCGGCGCAGCGCATCCGTGCGGCGGCTGCTGCTTGGCCCCGTGTGCGACACGAGCTGTTGACTGGCGCGGCCCTTGCTGCGCCAAAAGCCGCCCAGGCACCGGCAAAAGGGGGCAACCGCAAGGTGTCGGCGTTTGCGGTACGACAAATCCATAAGGCGCTGATGCGCAGCGAACCCAAGCCCGTTATCAGCAAAGCGTTGGGCCTATCGACAGCGACCATCAATCAGGTTGCGTCGGGCCGCTACAAGCTCGATGAGGAGGGAATGGCCGCATGGCGCGAGACCTTCGGAGCCAATCCACCGCCGCCAAGCCTTTTTACAGGGTGTAAACGGCGACAAATTCCCGCCAATGCCAATCCGTCACTCCAAAGGGTTTTGACGGCTCCACGGGCCGCAAATCGCGTCGCTGAAAACGCAAGGGTGTCGTCATGATCGCGCAGCGCGCCCGATTCGAATTAATCGCGTCAATCCTGGGGTCGGTTTTTGGGGTGCTGGGCGCGCTGCTGCTTGCCATGCCTGCGCTGCCTGCGTGGGGGTTCGGCGCGTTCCTGGTCAGCAACGTGGCCTGGCTAGTGGCCAGCGCACAGCAGCGCCAGTGGCCTTTGCACCTGCAGCAATGGGTCTTCCTGGCGTGCAGTTTGTTGGGTTTGTGGAACTGGTGGCTTGGGCCTCTACTCGTCGCTTGAAAAGAAATCGCACCATGGCAAACCACACTGCAGCCATTCATGTCCTCAAGTCCAAGCTGCGGCTGTCGGACGATGACTACCGCGCCCTCATCAAAGGCCTGACCCTGAAGTCCAGCAGCAAGGACATGACGGACAAGGAGCGCCAGGCCGTGCGCGACCACATGCAGAACCTGGCCGAACGCATGGGCGTCGCAAAACCGCTGCGCCGACGCGGCGGCGGGCGCACCTTTGCCCAGGCCAAGGCCGCAGCAAGCCCGCGCGAGCGCAAGGTGTGGGCGCTGTGGAATCAGTTGGCCCGCGATGGTGTGGTGCACGACCCCAGCGCGGCGGCGCTCAACGCCTGGGTGCAGCGAACCGTGCATGTGAGCGCACTGGCCTTCGCAACAGCTCCTCAGCTCGACATACTTATCGAGGCCCTCAAGGCCTGGCTGCAACGCAAGGAAGAGAGGTAAACAATGCTCCCTACAAAACACATGACCGCCGCCGAGGCGGCCGTGCTGGATGCCCAACTGCCTGCGGGGCTGACTGAAGACATGCGCGACGTTGCGCTGTGCTTGTTCCAGGCCATGGCGTTTACCGACGCCCGCGTGGGTCAGGAGCGGCCCGACCCGGGCTGGCTGCGGGTGCTGGGGGCGATGGCCCGCGTGGTCGTCATCCAGTTGCAGCACCTGGCGAACGAGAAAGGCGGGCGCGCGATCTACCTTGCCAAAGGCGTTGCGGTGTACTTGTCTGCACGCGACCGCAAGATGTGCGAAGAGTTTCGGGGCGACTACGAAGTGCTGGCCGACAAGTACGACCTCACGCCCATGCGCGTGCGCCAGATCGTGGGCGCCTGGCAGTTGGAGCAGTTCCGCCGGCGCCAGGGTTGTCTGCCGGGCCTGGCCGACGACGACGAAGAGGAATAGACCGGCCGAGAATCCCTGCGCTGGCGTGCAATGCGCCAGCGTTCAACCGGCGCTGAAAAAGTAAAGCGCTTTACTTCTCCCTCAAGGGCTGTCGCCGGAATCATGGCGGCATGCCTTCCCCGATATCCCCCCGTAGCGCTGTAGTAGCCATCGCCGCCTGCGCCTTTGCCGTGCAGGCGGCGGGCGCGGGCGGCGGGCTGATGTACCGGGTGCAGTACTTCCCGGCTGGCCCTTTCCGCAGCGGCGACACGCGGCCCGAAGACGTGCCCGCATGGCGCATCGACGCCGCCAGCGCCGCGCAGGTTATCGAGCGCTTCAACGAGCGCATGGCGCGCAAGCCGATTGTCGTCGATTACGAGCACCAGACCCTCCACAAGGAAAAGAACGGTCAGCCCGCGCCTGCTGCTGGGTGGCCCAAGTCGCTGGAATGGGTCGATGGCCAGGGCCTGTTCGGCATGGTCGAAATGACCGCCCGCGCTGCCGCAGAGATTGACGGCAAGGAGTACCTCTACTTCAGCCCGGTTTTCGCCTATTCGACGGTTGACGGCACGGTGCTCGAAGTCCTCATGGGCGCGCTCACAAACGACCCCGGCATCGAGCGCATGCAGGCGCTTTCCCTCATGGTCGCCGCGACGGCGGCCTTTCTACCGTCCCTTGACCCCCCACAGGAGCACTCCGTGAACCCTTTGCTCAAGGCCTTGCTGGCCGCCCTCGGCCTGCCCGAGACCACTACCGAAGAAGCTGCCCTGGCCGCATGTACTGCCATCAGGGCCCAGGCCGATGCCGCGCGCACCGCCCTGCAACTGGATGGCGGCGCAACCGCTGCGACCGTCACCGCCGCCTGCACCAGCCTGCGCACCGCCGCAGCCAGCACAACACCCGACCCGGCTAAATACGTGCCCGTGGCCGTGGTGGAAGAACTGAAGACCAGTGTGGCTGCGCTGACTGCACAAGTCGGTGAGCGTCAGGTCGAGGATTTGATCGCCCCTGCCCTGAAAGATGGCCGTCTGCTGCCCGCGCAAGAAGCATGGGCGCGCGACCTGGGCAAAACCAATGTGGCCGCGCTCACCGGCTACCTGAAGACCGCGCAGCCCATCGCCGCCCTGACCGGCACGCAGACGCAGGGCAAGCCGCCCGTTGGCGACAAGGACGGCCACGGCCTCACCGCCGACGAGCTGGCCGTGGCCGCCGCCTGCGGCCTGACGCCCGAGGCCTACGCCAAGGGCAAGGCCTGAATTTTCTGCACAAGGAGTAATGCATGACCGCTTTGACCAAAGACCGCCCCACACCCGAGCGCGAAGGCCGCCTGGTGGCCGACCCGCTGGCAGCCGCCGCCGTGATTTATGCGGGCGCCATGTACATGCTGGATGCCGACGGCAATGCCTTGCCTGCGGCGCCCCAGGTGGCCGCAACAACGATGGTGGTGCGTGCCGTGGCGCGCCGACGCGCGGTGCAGGCGCAGGGCGATGCGACCACCGATGGCGCGCGGGGCGTGTTTTGCTTTGACAGCGCAACGGCGGGCGATGCATTGACCCGCGCCGACATTGGCGCCACCTGCTATGCACTGGACGACGCCACGGTGGCTAAAGGCCACGACACCAACAAGCGCCCCAAAGCGGGCGTGGTGCTGGACGTGGATGCGCGCGGCGTGTGGGTGCGCGTGGGCTGATTTTTACAAAGGACTTTTCCGCCATGCAAATCAACAACACCAACCTCAAGGCGCTTTACGCCGCCTTCAATGCCGCATTCAAGCAGGGCCTGGGCCAAGCGCAAAGCCAGTACACCCAGATCGCCACCACGGTACCCAGCACCACGGGCAGTGAAGAATATGCCTGGCTGGGCCAGTTGCCTGGCCTGCGCGAATGGCTGGGCGACCGCGTGGTGCATGCCATCGGCAACCACGGTTACACAATAAAAAACAAGCCTTTCGAGCTGACTGTTGGCGTGCCGCGCACGGCCATCGAAGACGACCAGTACGGCGTCTATACGCCGCTGATGACAGAAATGGGGCGCGCGGCAGAGGCCCACCCTGACGAGCTGGTGTTCCGTCTATTCAAAGATGGCCGCACGGCTCTGTGCTACGACGGCCAGCCATTCTTCTCCGCAAGCCACAAGGTTCTGAACGAGAAGGGCAAGGAGGTCAATGTCTCCAACCTGTCTGATGACGGTGGCGCGGGGCTGAGCTGGTATCTGCTGGAAACGCGCCGCGCGCTCAAGCCGCTGATCTTCCAGGACCGCAAGAGCCCCAATTTTGTGGCAAAGACGGCGGAGACTGACGACAACGTCTTCAACGCCGGGCTGTTCGTCTATGGCGTGGATGCGCGGCGCAACGCAGGCTTCGGCTTCTGGCAACTGGCCCACGCCAGCAACAAGGCGCTCACTGCCGAGAACCTTAAAGCGGCCATCACGGCCATGGACACGCAGACCGGCGACCATGGCCGCCCGCTGGGCATCTCGCCCAATCTGTTGGTGGTGCCCAAGGCCCTCAAGTTCGTCGCCAAGCGGTTGCTGGAGGCCGACCTGGTCAACGAAGGCGGCGTGCAAGTCAGTAACGACGTTGCGGGCTCGCTGGACTTGCTTGTGGCCGACTGGCTGTAAGCGAGGCCCGTGCCCATGCCCTACATCACGCACGCAGACCTGGCAGACAGCCCTGGCGCCCTGGAGCTGGCCGAGGTGGCCAGCGATGAGCACCGGAGGACGGTGCCCGCCGAACTGCTGGATGCCGGTCTGCGTGGCGGCGATGTAAGCGCCTGGCTGGATGACGATGTGGCCGCCGCGCAGCGCGCGCTGCAGCGCATCGACACTGCCGTGCGTGACGCCAGCTCCTTGATTGACGGCTATTTGGCAAAGCGCGGCTATGCGCTGCC